AAAGAACCGTTCCAGCGTGGCTGCGAAGCGCCAATTGCTTGTGGGAGCATGCGTCATCGATTCGGGATATGAAGGAGAGGTGTTTGTTAACTTGCATAACATAGGTGTTGAGAGTCAAACTCTTAAACCCGGAGATAAGATTGCTCAGTTAGTCATGACCCCCGTAGTACACTTTCGCCCCTCTGAAACGACGCAAGAAACTTTATATAACTACCCCATGACCATCAGCAACCGCGGAGACGGCGCGCTGGGGAGTACCGATGGACAATAAAAATCTCCAGCGAACGATTGAATCTCATTTGCCCCAGGTTCAACAAGAGGTTGAAAGATTTGTTGCCCTTAATAAGTGCGACTACGAAACTTTTGGGAAGCAAGTGGAAGACCCAGCGGCAGACATTTTAGTAAAACTGTTGCACCAGAAGGGGCTTATCAAATCTTCCAGGCGCGCCACCCATAAAAATGAATTCCCAGACTTGCGTGTTGTGGAGCAGTGGAACGGCACGCCTATCGCCATTGATGTGAAAGCTTCTAACCACAGCGGCATGAAAGCAGGCCTCTGGGCTAAGAACACTTCTCCCGCCAATGATTTGGGAACATTTAAGACGTTACCTGAACACGTGGCCGAATGGGGAGGAGAGAATATCTATTTTCTCTGGGTTCATTATAACTTTACGGATGTTAAACAAGAGATTGTAAAGGTAGAGTTCGCTCCCTTTTATAGATTTGTTGGGATGAATCCGGAAGGTCTACTTAAATATAGAATTTCTGATGGCAAGATTCGCCCTCGCACTTACCTTCAAGAGCCTTTTTTTGAAAATTTTAAAGAGTTTAAGAAAGTGTTGGAACGCACAGATTGTCATCGTAGTGAAAAGATCATCCTGCGAGAGTATAGCGCACTTCCTTTGGCCCACCGCCGGCGTATAATGGAGAGCTTGTCGGAACTCAACCAAGAGGTGGCATAGATGGAAACCTTCGACAGCACACTTAATAAAATCTATCAGGGAGACTGCATAGATCTGTTGTCTCAAGTTCCCGATGGAGCAGTAGATATGGTATTTGCTGACCCACCCTTTAATCTTAATAAAAAGTATACATCCACCAACGATCAGCTTACCGACGCCGCCTATATGGCATGGACCGAAAGATGGGTACGGGAAAGTGTGCGTGTGCTTAAACCGGGCGGCTCGATCTTGGTTCATAATATTCCTAAGTGGTTAGTACAGTGTGTAACTGTATTGAATAAGGAAGCAGATTTTAAGCATTGGATTTCGTGGGATGCCCCCACTGCCCCGATGGGCAAATCATTCCAGCCGGCTCATTATGGAATCTTGTTTTATACAAAGCCGGGAGATCATAAGTTTTATGAGTTGCGATACCCACACAAGCGATGTCGCAAGAAGAAAGGGTGCAACCATCTTTTAAAGGACTACGGCGGCAAAAAAGACACCGTTCATCCCTTTGGTCCTCTCGTATCGGATGTGTGGACCGACATTCACCGTATCAAGCACAAGAAATTTCGTGATGATCACCCATGCCAGTTGCCTGTTCATTTACTGGAACGACTTATTTTAGGCTGCACCGACGAAGGGGATGTGGTATTAGATCCATTCATGGGTACAGGAACTACTGCAATTGCAGCAAAGCGTTTAGGTCGCCAATATGTTGGATTCGAAATTGATGATGGATACCAACAAATTGCCACCACAAAGCTGGAGGAAGAAACTTTCCGCTCTCTTCTTGGAAACACTTGGGTAAGTTTTTATAGGGGCGCTGTTGCTAGTATGCGCAGCGAAGATTGGACAAAGGTGGAAGAATATTTTGATGTTCCTACCGCCCGCAAAGAAATCGATTTTAAAACTGCCTCTCTTAAGCGAGAGCTAAAAAAACAACTAATGGCCGCGGCCAAATAATAGGAAACAATATGGATAAATCAACCCTCAAGGTAATGTTCTCTTCTAACACAGGAGGCTGGGAAACCCCCCAAGAATTTTTTGACAAACTTAACTGGCGCTTCGGCCCGTTTAATCTTGACCCATGCGCCACACCAAGTACTAACAAGTGCCTTAAATATTTTACAGAAACTGATGACGGCCTTTCACAAAGCTGGCAAGGTCACACCTCCTTTGTTAATCCCCCCTACGGGAGAGGAATTGATAAGTGGATTAAAAAGGCGTATGAAGAATCGCGCGATCCAGATACACGCGTGGTGATGCTTATTCCTGCACGCACCGACACTAGATATTGGCACGATTTTGTAATGAAAGCAGATCAGGTGTATTTCGTTAAAGGCAGATTAAAGTTTGGAGGCCTGGACACAGGCGCTCCTTTCCCGTCGGCAGTTATTGTTTTTGAAGGGGATAATCTCCGACAAATTTTTGGAGCTATGAATAGATAAGGAGAACCAATGGCCACAGAAGAATTATTAAATGCAGCTATACTGCAATTGCGCGCCCACGCATTAGAAACCTATGGGATTATTAAAGATCTGGCTGCAGCACGTGCCGAAGAGGGTACTGCCAAGGTAGCGGAAGTACACGCGTCCACCAAAGCCGCATTAGAGGAAGAATGAATCGAACCACGCGCCGGCGGCTAGAAAAAACAATGGGAAAGCAACACGCTGATAATTTAGCCGACAAAATTTTCCAGTTTAACAAGTTGCCGGGCTCATGTAGTGCGTGCGAAAAAGAGTTTGACAAGGCCGACAAGACCATGGTACAATCATGGAAAGTGGTCGTTAGACAAGAAACAGTCAGAATTTTTTGTCCTGACTGTATTAATAAAACACAGGAGGCCATCGATGAATGTCCACAGATTATCGAAAGTAGCACTACAGAAAATTCTTAGCGGTAAAGTTACTGAGCCAGTAACATGTATTGTTAAGTTTTATTCTAATACGTGTCCATTGTGTAAAAATCTTAAGTCTGAGTTTGAAGAAATAGCTGAAGACTATGAAGATTTGCACTTTTTTGCTTTTAACATAGATGATTACCCCAAAGTAGAAAAGGTGTTAAGTTTTAATGGAGTACCTACCATATCTTTAATGAAGGTGGGGCGCCGTAACCCGAAGATTAGAATTTTAGCTGACCCAGACCCACCACATGATGATACATGGTATCATCGGGAAGACATAAAACAATTTATCGACAAGGAGAAGGGATAAATGACGAAAACCCCAGCACTATCTTATGATGATATATTGTTGCTTCCACAATATTCAGACATCCGGTCGCGATCAGAAATCGATATTGGTGCTTCTCTTGGAAAAGACGTGAACTTATCACTTCCGATCTTATCCTCTCCGATGGATACGATATCGGAAGGTGAAATGGCGCACGTTATGCATGCCATGGGAGGCTCGGCGGTTATCCATAGATATAATACAATCGAGCAACAAGCCCATCTTATAGCAGGAGCACAAGACTCTATCCCAGGTGCAGCCGTTGGTGTGAAAGGCGATTATTTAGAACGTGCTAGTGCAGCTTTTGAATCCGGTGCATCGTTTATATGTGTTGATGTGGCACATGGTCACCACATCCTAATGAAAGAAGCACTCTGTGAGTTGCGTCAACTTGTGGGAGACAACTATCACATCATGGCCGGCAATATAGCGACGCTAGAGGGGGTAAATGATTTATCCGACTGGGGCGCGGACTCAGTACGATGTAATATAGGTGGGGGATCAATATGTTCCACGCGCATTCAAACAGGCCATGGTGTGCCCGGGTTGCAAACCATTGCGGAGTGTGCACAAACAGATCGAGATGTTAAAATTATTGCCGACGGAGGAATCAGAAACTCGGGCGATATTGTAAAGGCTTTGGCCCTAGGCGCCGACGCAGTAATGATTGGATCACTCTTGGCCGGCACAGCGGAATCGCCGGGAAAGCTGTTGGAAGATGGCGACGGACACAAATGGAAGATCTATCGCGGGATGGCATCCAAGGAGGCACAAATGGACTGGAAGGGAAAGTATTCTTCTTTTGAAGGTGTCTCTTCGCGCGTTCCGTTTAAGGGTTCGGCTGCCGATATTCTAGAAGATTTAGAAAGAGGAATCCGCTCTGGCCTCTCCTATTCGGGAGCACGCACCGTCCCCGAATTCCAATCCAAATCACAGTTCATGGTTCAAACCTCGGCAGGTTTAGCTGAAAGTCGCACCCACATTTACAGCAGGAAATGGACCTAATGGGAAAAGATGAGACGGCCGAGAGCATAGAGTACGGAGCAAATAATAAACGCATTGTCTTTACGGACAATGATCATCGCCACGCTAAATTATTAATTCGATTGCGTCACGACGGACTGCAACAAGCACAATTTTTTCGTCACCTCATCACCGGCTACATCGATGGAGACGAGCGAATCCAAGACTTCGTAGACTCCATTAAACCCCAGTCGCAGGTAAAAAAAGTAAAAAGCAAAAAGGCGCGCCAGCAAGGTTTAACGGCACAGCGAGAGCTAGGCTTAGATGAACAACAAGTAGATAATATTTTTGATTTAATTGCCAGGGAGCACCCTGAGTTATGAAGGATGGTTTGTGGGAGTGTTCGCGTAAATGCATCCGCTCAAAGCGCGGCTGCACTCAAGAGGGGTGTCGTTATTGGATTAACTATAAGCCAGAATATAATTGCACTTTGGTGGCGATTTATGAGAATGGGAAAATGACTTTGCGGCAAGTGGCAGATAGGATTGGCTTATCATTTGCGAGAATTAAACAAATAGAAACAGCAGCGCTTAAAAAGCTCAAAAAGAACCCAATTACATCATCTTTGCTTTTTTGAGGTATTTAACAATAATGCTTACTATTTACCTGTGAGTTTTTTACACATTTTGAGGAGAACTATAATGGCTCGTAAGACTTTACTAACTGAGGGCGAGATTCGCCAATTTATGAAACTGGCTAAGATTCCGGCCCTAGGAGCCGATAAAATTCGGCACTTTACTACCGTAGAGGAAGGATTGGGTACCATGATAGGGGATACAGTCAAGGGTGTCGGCGGCTTAGCCGGCGGCCTTGTGGGTGACCGCGACGAACTTGAGGGCGAAGAAGTTGCGGTTGATGAGCTTCCCGGCGGCGAAGAAGAAGTGGGTATCGAAGATGAAGTTGAAGTTGAAGGCGGCGAAGGTGCCGAAGAACTGGTTATGGATCTCCTCGGTCGTATTGAAGAGTGGGCTGAAGAAAACGGCGTCTCCATGGATGTGGAGGGCGACGACGTAGAAGGCATAGAAGGCGAAGAAGAATTAGCAGGAGTTGAAGATGAGGTCGCTGTCGATGATATGGGCGGTGAAGAAGTGGCCTTCGGCGGAGAAGAAGAGGAAGAAGTGGA